CCTCTGAAAAGTACAAAATTTTTACTTCGGAACTTCGGAATTGATATGGATAAGAAAAATGAAAAATCAGAAAAAAACTTAACATCTAATAGCCCGAAAAAAAGCACCTCAAAAAAGGTGCAAAAAAAGGGGCAAAATTCCGAAGTAAGGGACCCCCCTAAACTTCGGAATTCGGGAAGCGAAAAAACGGTCAGATTACGACGTGTTATTCCGCAGTATTTACAAATATCTACCGATGATCGGCTTTTCCTTCGTAGCAGCCAGGTCTGTAAGCTGTTCGACATTAGCGACAGGACGCTTTCAACGTGGACTGCCCGCGGTGCTCCGCAATACAAACGTGGCTGGTGGGACTTGGCGGCACTTATTGATTGGCGAATCAAAGAGGCGGGGCTGGGAGAAGAAGACGGCGGTACTACAAACGAAGCAAAAAGGCTTAACGCAGATGCCCGGCTGAAAGAGGTAAAGGCTGACATTGAGGAAATGCGACTTGAAAGGATGCTGGAAAGGTTTATTCCGGTAGAACTTGTGGAAGAAGAACTTTCAAGCTGTTTTGCAAATGCCAGGTCGGCCATGCTCCGCATAGGAGAAAAGGTTTTTACGGAGCTGTATTCACAATATCCGGAAATAACGAACGATGTCAGGAGAATCATAAACTATGAGATCGAAAACGCACTCCAAAGGCTTGCAGAGTTTAAGCTGGATAAGTGAGCTGCAGATCAAAAAATGGCAGAGCGCGTTAAAAGAAATCAGCAAAAGGGCCTTTGAACAGTTCAGACCGCCTGAAAGAATGACGGTATCCGAATGGGCAGACCGAAATAGGGTCCTGCCGGTTGGATCTACATCAAGACCAGGTTTATGGTCCACAGATTTTGTACCGTATATGCGTGCCATAATGGACGCATTTGCAGATGAAAGCATTGAGGAAATTGCTTTTATCAAGGCATCTCAGACCAGCGGAACAGAAAGTGCGCTGAATATGCTGGGATATACCATAGATCAAAAGCCGCATCGTCTTCTATACGTAATGCCGGACGAAGACACCTATAGAGAGTTTTCAGAAGAACGCCTGCAGGTAATGCTTACTTCCTGTGACTGCTTCAAGGGCAAGTTTGATGAAAATGCAAGCCGTGATGGCTTCTTAAAATTCCGTGGCGGTTTTTGTAAGCTGACAACGGCCAATTCTCCTAGTAAACTGGCGAGTTTATCTATACCGTATATCATCATGGACGAGATAGATAAATATCCGCGCTGGTCTGGACGGGAAGCAAATCCTATAAAATTGGCCAGAGAACGTTCTAAAAACTGGCCAGGAATGAATAAGCTGGTGCTTATTTCCACACCGACGCTGAAAGAGGGCAATATTTATAAAGCCTACATGGAATCCGATATCAGATTCAGGTATCACGTACCGTGTCCGCATTGTGGGCATATGCAGCCATTTTTGTGGGAAAATGTGAAATTTGACAGCAAAGAACCCGCAACGGTAGTCGAATATGCTACTCATTACGAATGCTGCGAATGTCATGGCGTTATCAAGGACCATCATAAACCGGAAATGCTCAGGCATGGTAAATGGATTCCGGAAAATGAATGTAAGGGCAGACCGAAAAAGATTGGTTTTGCGATAAATTCTATCTATAGCCCGTGGATCACCTTCGGACAGGTGGCGGCAGAATTTCAGCGCAGTAAGAATGATCCGGCAGACCTTATGAATTTTATCAATTCATGGTTAGGTGAACCGTGGGAAAACTTGTCTGCCAATATGGACATTGGCAGCGTTATGGATTCACGCACGGAAGTACCAGAACACGTTGTTCCCCGGTGGGCACAGCTCCTTACTGCAGGCGTGGACGTTCAAAAAGATTATTTTTACTGGACGATACGTGCATGGGGCGCAAAACTTACAAGTCAGAATATTGCTTATGGTATGGCCCGGAGCTGGGAAGAACTGGAAAGCATTATGGACAAATTCTGGCCAGACGAAGAAGGGGAGCTGCGCTGGCAGGTTCAGGCATACTGTGTGGATTCCGGCTATAGAACGGACGAAGTATACGAATACTGCAATAATCATCACGGGGTAGCGATACCGTGTAAAGGTTCAAGTTCGCCGATGGTAGGAAAGTACCGTCCTGCGAATGTAGAGCCGAAAATAAAAGGCGTAAGGCCGTCGCTTTTGTATATCGTCGATACTGACCAGTACAAAAATGTTATCGTATCACGACTGCATAGACCCATTGGAGTGGGAGCCTGGATGCTGAATCGGGATACGGAGCTCGTATACGCAGAGCATTTGACTGCGGAACACAGAGTTATCCGTACTAAAGGCGGCAGACAGGTAGAGATGTGGGAGAAAAAGACATCGGCGAAGCAAAATCACTGGTGGGACTGCGAAGTATACGCATTTTTGGCGGCAGATCTCGTGCATGTATCCCTTTTAGATGATTTACCGGAAGAAGGAGGGGAATAAACGGTGTCTACAAAAGCAGAAAGAATAAAAGAAAGGCTTAAAAATGTCGATGCGGCGATAAATCGGGTATTGACAGCAGGGCAGAGGATAAAAACACCGACCTCTGAGGTCGAAAATGCCAGTTTGGCAGTTTTGAGAGAAGAACGCCTTTACCTGGAACAGCAATTAGCACAGGAGGAAGGGACCGGAAGCAGTAATGACAGGATGGTCAAGGGATTTTTTTGTGGATAGGAAGATAAAAAATGTCAAATAATGTGAGAAATCCAACTACAGAATCAAATCTTAACTTTTTAGACAGGGCGATAGCAATATTCAGCCCACAAATAGCCTATGAGCGAATGCGGTTCAGGAATGCGTTGAATAACGGACATAAAGCTGGCGGACAAAGCGCAAGCAGAGCAAACTGGACCCCGATTATCGGCACCGGAGAAAGTATAAATAAAATTTCAAGGGACAGAATGAGGGCGAGAGCCCGGGATGCAGAACGGAACAGCGATATTGCTAATGGCATTTTGCTTGCGTATCGGCGGAATATCGTAGGTCGTGGCTTTAATTTACAGTCACGGACAAAAAACGAGGCGTTCAATGAGCTGGCGGAGAAGCTTTGGCGGCGCTGGTCTAAACCGGAAAATTGTGACCTTACAGGCCAGCAGTCTTTGCGGGAAATGCTGAATATGATAGTTCAGCGTTATAAAGTAGACGGCGGTATCCTGATAATCAAAACCTATGTCAAAGACGCTAAATATCCGTTCAAAATACAAATCCGAGAAGTTGACGATATCGACGGTCTGGGGCGTATACAGGCAGATAATGGCAATGTGGTAGTCAATGGTATTGAGCTTGATAAATATAACAGACCAACGGCTTATTATCTGAAAAAGACTGATCCTAATGGCTTCACAAACTACGAGATAGAGCGTGTGGAAGCAGAAAGGGTATTGTTCTTTTGGCAGCGGCAAAGACCCAGTGAATACCGGGAGATATCCAGTCTGGCAAGAAGCCTGCCCCGAATCAGGGATACTGACGACTACCTGGAAACAGTAAGTTTCGCTCACAAAATAGCGGCAAGCTTGGCGCTGGTGATCACACAGAAGTTTCCTGATGGAATAGTTGGCGGTATGGGAAGGAGTCTGCAGACCTTTCTAGACAAATTTGGCACACCAATGCCCCCGGAAAAGAAAATACAGGGCTTTGGCGGTGGGGATATCCTTTATCTGGAGCCCGGGCAGGATGCAACCAGCGTTATTCCTACCGGCGCTGCAGCTGAAACCAAAGAATTTACCACTACTCAACAGCGGCTTGCTGCGGCAGGTCAGGGATTATCCCATGAAAGCGCGAGCCGTGATGTAAGCGAGGTCAACTATTCTTCGGCCCGTCAAAACCTGTTAGAAGATGAAAAAACCTATCTGGATATACAAATGTCGCTGATAGAACATGTTTTAAGCAAGATGTATGAAGAAGTCATAAAAAGTTCGTATCAGGCAGGGCTGATCCCGGTATCGGAATATCCTGATTTTTGGACTAACCTTGACGACTATTTGGAACACGAGTTTATTCCGCAGGGGATGCCGTGGATTGACCCGCAGAAAGAGGCCAATGCCAAAAAGATCGGCATAGAATCAATGACGCTGACCCGAAAAGACCTTGCGGCGAGCGAGGGTAAGGATTGGAAAGAGCAGCTGAAACAGCTGGCTGCGGAAAAACAGATGATGGAAGAACTGGGCTTGGAATATCCGGTAATGAAAACAACGAAAGGAGCTGATACAGATGCCACAAAAGAAGATAACGGCGGAACAGGCGGCGACAGCCCCAAGAATGAGGGGAGCGACACTGATTGATTTTAACGCCGAAAACAGGAGTGCAAGGCTATCTTTTGCCTCTGAAACACCAGTAAGAGACTATTGGTACGGTAAGGAAATACTGCGTGTGAATGACACTGCTATGGGCAGTGAACGGTTTAAAGCCGGAGTTATGCCGGTTTTGTTCAACCATAACAAAAACCAGGTCATAGCCCGGGTAGACAAACTCTGGACCGAAAACGGCCGTGCTTATGCAGATATTACCTTCGATGATGATGATTTTTCAGAAAACATTATGCGTAAAGTTGCCAGCGGCAGCCTGCGAGGCGTGTCCGTAGGCTATGACATTATGGATTACAGCATTCTCAAACGTGACGAAACCAGTTCTGACGGTATCGAAGGACCGGCATTGATTGGGGACAAATGGGAAGCGTTTGAAATCAGTATTGTATCTATACCAGCAGATGCCACCGTAGGAGTGGGGCGAAGCAGGTTATATGATCCCAATTATTTCCGCGCTCTGGGAGAAGGAAAAGAACCTGAACCGGAAGACGGAGATAACTCGGAAGATAAAAATGCTTCCGAAAGTTCCCGCGCTAAAAACGACGGCGAACAACAAGACGATAAAAAAGGAGATGGAGAAAAAATGACACCAGAAGAAAGAGAAGCCTTAGAGCGTGAAGCTAAGGCAACCGCTAAAAAAGAAGAATTTCAACGCCAAAATAACATCCGTATTTTGTGTCGTAACTTGAAAATCGAGGAAAAAGATATGGATGAAATGCTGAACGATGCGACCTGCACTATTGAGAAAGCTAATGAACGTGCCCTTGCTATTATGCAGGAACGGTATAAGCCAACTGACCCGCCGAAATGTAAAGTTACCGAAGACGAAGCGGACAAAAAACGTGCGGCTATCGTAGACGGCCTGTTCCTGAGACATGGCGGCGTATTGGAGAAACCCGCTCCGGGTGCGGATGAATTCCGCAATCGTCGTTTTGTGGATATTGCTCGTATGGTACTGGAAGATGCGGGTGAGCGCGGTATTAACGTTCTTACTGAACGTGAACTTTTAAAACGTGCGCTGACCACTACCAGTGCGTTAGCTTCTATTGCAGATAATATCGCACACAAGAGTATGTCCAGCGGTTATGTTGAGGTTGGAACTACTTATCAGGAATGGACGCAAACAGGCAGCAACAGCGATTTCAAACTAGCTAAACGCTATCTTATTTATGACGCTATGGCGCCGGTACAAATTCCGGAAGGCGGCGAATTCAGCTACAGCGAACTGCAGGATGCTTCTGTTGGCGTACAACTGGCAACCTATGGCGACGCTACGAATTTCAGCCGTGAAATGATGATCAACGATGATTTGGGTGTTCTGACTTCTGTGCCTCGTCTGATGCGCGCTTCTATGGAACGCTACAAGAACTATCTTGCATATCAGGCATTGGTGAAAGCAGAAAACTACAGCAATGACAAGGGCAATCTGGGAACTGCTGCGGCATTGTCTGTAAAATCCCTGGGCGAAGCTAAAAAACTGATGCGTAAACAAAAGCTGGGCGAAAAAATGGTACTCAACATCGTGCCGAAATATCTGATCATTCCGGCGGCGTTGGAAACTACAGCAGAACAGCTTTTGACCTCTACCGCTGATCCGGAAGGTAAAAATAGCGGTGTAAGCAATCCGGCTAACAGAAGCCGCAGTAATTTAGAGCTGATCGTAGATGCTACTTTGGACGAATTGAGCGGCGAAACCGCTTATTATCTGGTAGCAACCAAAGGGCAGGTCCATACCATTGAAGTCTGCTATCTGAACGGTAATTCTGCGCCGATCATTGAAACTGGTACAGACTTTAACACTTTGGGCATCAAATTCCGTATGTATCACGATTTTGCAATCAATGTTTTAGATACTCGTGGCCTGGTAAAAAATCCGGGTAAATAAGTTATAAGGAGTGATAGAAAATGTTGTTTAGACGACAAGGTGAGAATCTTGATTATGTATGCACTGAGGACGTTGTACGAGGTGATATTATCGTCATTAATGACGTTATCGGTATTGCTGCGACAAGTGCGTCTACCGGTGATTTGATCGCCGTCTATATGGAAGGTGTATTTGCGCTTCCAAAAGGGGAAGAAGAACTGAAACAAGGCAAAAAAGTTTATTACGACAAAACCACTAAAAAAATTACAGCAACCGCACCTGCGGCGGCAGCGGCATTATCCGAAGCAGAAGAACCTGCAGTGTTAGCAGAAGACGATAAAGTCCTGGCTGGTATCGTATGGGAAGACGCGGCTTCTTCTGCCGGTAAGGTTTTTGTAAAAATCAACTAAATCAGGAAGGCGGCTTAGTCCGCCTTCTTTCTAAGGTGGATCATATGAGCATAAAAGAGGCGGTCAGAGAATCAATATGGCAAAGTGAATTAGTCGAACCTGTGATATATAACGGCAAAGAAGTACCTGCAATAGTCAATATCGGATCGGCGGCAGCGGTACGAAAAAACTTTTTTCGGAATACTACGGTAAATGATGCGGTTCGAGATGAAGCAGAATTTACTTTCTTGGCTGAGGATATTCAGGGGTTTAAACCGGGAGATAAGATAATCCACAAAAACAGTGAATGGCGGGTTGATAAATTATCTCTTTGGGACACGATAGCCGATACCATAGTTTTGTCGTGCTCTAAGAATAATAAGGGCTTTGCGAGAGGATTTGAGAAATAATGTATTTCAAAATCACGTTGGAAGATAATATAACACCGCAGATAAAACGCTGGCTACAGGATAATCCGAGGTTTATAAGAAGCGTTTTGAAAAGTACGGGCTATATGGTCCAGAAGCAACTGAAAAAAGACATCCGCGGTGATTTCCCTGGCCAAAATTGGAAGGAACGCTGGCCACTCGCAGAACGTCAGAAACTGGTAAAAACCGCACCGGAAGAATGGTACGGGAAACTGCGGAATGCGTTAGGTTATGCCTACAATGCCTCTAATAATAGCGTAAGTGTTGGCTGGACAAGCCGCACAGCGGCTTATGAGGGAAACAGGCAGGAGTTCGGTTATACGAAACTGGTAACTCCGGGAATGCGGAGAGATTTCCACAGGAAAGGCATTCATTTAAGGCCGACGACAGAGACCCTGACAACGCCAGCACGGCCGTTCGTTGAAGAATCGTATATGTTGATCGCACCGGCAATACCAGGCTATGTAAGGCAGCGAGTGCAGGAGTATATGGAAAATGGCGGTTTTGATAAAAAGAAAGGAAAGGGCCGTAAATATACGGTGTATAAGAATTTAAATGCTGCAGCAGATTAATATGGTTGAAATGAGCCGGAAACTGGCAGAATATCTGAAAAACTCTCAAACATTGGATGATTATTGCCAGCAGGAATTCGGCAAAGGAATAACTGTTGCTGTAGAATACGCCAATACAAACGAAGTACCGGATATAAATTCAGTCCCGTATCTGATGTTTTATAATGCGGGGAAAGTCGAAGGGCTGGCAAAACAGGCTGAATATTCCTGCGATCTTGTTGTTGGTGTATCAAGTGAAGCAGCAGGCGAAGATAATTACGTTGTTACCGACAGTGAGGTTTACATCCTGAGAAGTTATAAGCTGGCATCTGACATCATACAGATAATTCAGCAGGAGCTTAATAACTACAAGGATAAAAAGCTTCCTCCGAAGGTATTTCAAGTCGTATTCACTGGCGAAGTGGACCAGGCGGGGCGGTTATGGACGGCTTTAATACATTTGGAATGGGAGTTTGAGCAGATTTTGGGACCGATAGGTATGACAGATTTTTAAAATCCGTTGATAAAGTAAGTGAGGTAGAAACAATGAAAACTGAACTGAAAATTTTTGAAAATGAAGCTTTTGGCAAAGTTAGAGTAATTGAAAGAAATAACGAGCCATGGTTTGTTGGCAAAGATGTAGCGGAGATATTAGGTTATGTTCGACCAGCAGAAGCTATTAGAAAACACGTTGATACAGAGGATACGCTAAAACAGCGTACCCTTACTAATGGCGGAGAACAAGAGCTGTTAGTTATCAACGAAAGCGGATTATACTCATTAATTCTATCTAGCAAGTTGCCTGCCGCAAAACAATTCAAACGCTGGGTAACAAGTGATGTACTTCCTGCGATTCGGAAAACCGGCAGCTATGGATCAGAAATGAAAGCTAAAGAAGTAGAAGCGAAGCTAAATAACAGCAAAGCACGTCTTAATAACAGCCGGGCAAGAATGGCGGCATTGATTTTAAAGTGTGCAGAAAATACCAAAAGTGATAACTATAAAGAAATCTGCAATAAAAATGCTGTAGATATTTTGGCAGGCAGAGAAATAATGCCAATGCTGGGCGGTATGGCGGACACATTAAGTGCGGAAGAAGTTGGCGCCCAATGTGGAATTAGCGGCAGTATGGTTGGGCGTATCGCTAATAAATATGGGTTGAAAACCGAAAAATATGGCCAATGGTATCACACTACCTGTAAATACAATAAAAAAAGGGAAGTTGACACATTCAGGTATTTCCCTTCTGTTGTGCCTGAAATTCAGCGTTTGTTAGCCAGCTCAGGCGGTACAGTTCAATAACAGACAAGTAATAAAAATGAGAGGTGAAATAAAATGGCAAATGGCGAACAGCAACAAGGCGTATATACGCAAAGCTTGATTGCTTTTGAGGATGCATATAAAACAGATCCCAGTGATTTAGCGACAAGGGCAATTTCTTTACCGTTCAATTCTAATGCCCTGACTGCAACACAAAATAAAACAGATCCAAGTACCATTACAGGGCGGCGTGACCCTGTCGAACCGATTATGGGTAATATCGACGTAGCAGGACAACTTGTAGCTCCGGTAGATGGAACATCTTTTGGCTATTGGCTTATGGCTATTTTTGATGAACCGACTACCACTGCGGGAGATACCGGCGGCACATACAAACATGTATTTAAGCCGTCCCGGAGACAGCCCTCGCTGATTATAGAAAAATCATTTCCTGATATTGGCGTTTATGCAAAATACAGCGGCTGCAAGGTAAATACTATGAGTATTACCGTTGGCGGCGACGGAGAACTGACGGCAAATATTGACATGATGGGAGCCAATGAAACTATTCTTGATGCTACTATCAGCTCGTCCCCGAGAACCTTGAATTTTGACCGTTTCAGTAACTTTATGGCTTCGTTTAAGATCAACGGAGAACTTGTCGCTATTTGTACCGAAGTATCTATGGAAATGAATATGAACCTTGACGGTGATACTTACGCTATAGGTGGCAAGGGGTTCAGGGCAGCATTGAATGAAGGTATCTTGAATCTTTCCGGTAGTATGACCGCATTTTTCACCGATGATACGTTTATCAAATATGCGGAAGAAAGTACTACTATCAGTGCGGAAATTCTTTTTGAAACAGGGGATTTTAGCCTTTCTTTCCTGTATCCGGAAATGAAAATTTCTCGAAATACGCCAAGTATTGACGGACCTACAGGAATCAAACAAACGCTGGATTACAGCGCATTTTATAAAGAAAATGCACAGAACAGCAGCGTAGTTGTGACTTTGATCAATAAGACTGAAAAATACACTAAAACAGTAGAAGCGTAAGGAAGGAGCAGGAAAAATGGCTAAGAAAGTATTGTTGGAATGCAGAGCTATGACATGGGAAGAAAATGTGGAATATAACGAATTCTCGGACAGCCTTGCAGAAAATAAAGTATCCGGAAAAGAATATCTGAGCAAAATTGTTCCGTGGGTAATGGAACATGTGTACGGGGTGAAAGATATAAATAGTTTTTCTCCCGGTGAGCTTATGGCTATTTATACAACTACGGTCAGTCTGACAAGTAATATTCGTACGGACGAAATAAAAAACTTGAAGACCTCGACAAATGGCAGCGTGAGCGAGGCGAATATTGTAAAGACTGCCGACGTCTCCGGGAAATAACAAAGCAGCCGCTTGACTGTGAAACCTGCAAATACCGACCGCCGGAGCTTATGGAAGGAAACAGGGAAGCAATGATGGCGTGGTATTTGATAAGGAATTGTAAACGTTGTGCAATAGGTATTGGCGGTGCTGTTCCGCAGGGTGTGGACTGGCAGAGTGCAAGCTACATTTTTGATCGGTACAAAATCAGGGTTAGTGAACTGCTGATGGAGAAATTACAGAAGTTGGAAGATATTGAAATACAGGCGTTTATTGAGAAGACCAGGAAAGAAAATCCGGTAAGGAAAGGAGTAGTAAGAAGTGGCTAATGTTATAGAAACAAGGATTTTGTTAGCGTTAACGGACCTTTTAAGTCCAGGGCTTTTAAAAGCTCAACAAAATTTATCTAATCTGAATAAAACCGCTTCTTCTACATCCAGTATTTTTCGTGGTATTACTGCGCAGGCGGCTGGTGTTACTGCGGCTTTGACTGGTATGTATACTGCAGGCGGAGCTATAGGTGAGCTTATAAAAGCTCCCTATGAGTTTGCCAAAAACATGGAAACGAATCAAATCGGTATATCCGGTATATTACAGTCTATGACTGAACTGGATGGAAAAACACTGGAATGGAATTCAGCAATGCGGATATCTAATGGTATCCTAAAAGATTTAAACGATGCCGCATTAAGAACAGCTGCAACCAGTGAAGATTTAATTGAAGCATTCCGGGCCCTGCTGGGACCAGGTCTTGAAGCCGGTATGACGATAGACCAGCTGAAAGAATTTACAACTGTTGGTGTAAACGCGGTAAAATCATTAGGTTTGCCCCGAAATCAGATCGTCCAGGAATTACGTGATATGGTGCAGGGCGGTATCCGTCCTCAATCCAGTACGCTGGCAACCTCTTTGGGGCTTACAGATGCCGATATCAAAGAAGCTAAAAACAGTGCAGAAGGTCTGTACGCCTTCCTTATGAAACGTATGGAAGGTTTTAAAACAGCAGCTTTGGAAACGCCGAAAACTATGGCTGGCTTGACGGATCAAATCAAGGAAGGCTACACAAGAACATCTGCAATAGCTACGGAACCCTTATACGATTATTATAAGGAAATACTGGAAGATATAGCCGAACTGTTCTTAAATCAGAAGACTTTTGAGTTGAATTCTGAAACCGTTGATAATATCAAGGCGTTTAGCGAACATGTTGTTAACGCTGCAAAAGGTATGGGTGAGCTGGGTAGTGCGGCTAGTACCATTGTTACTCCCGCTCTGGAAAAAGCCGGTACAGCCGCAGGTTTTTTAGCGGATCATACTAAAGAGGTCGGCATAGCTTTTGCGGCGTGGAAAATTGGTAACGTTGCTTTAGATATTGCGAATGTAGTTACGCAGACTAATAATGCATATCAGGCGCAGACTTTGCTGGGTACGGCGGTACAGAAGGTCAACGGCTACTGGAATCAAAATAAAATAGCGGCACAGGGAGCGTATCAGCAGGAGATACAGGCGGCAAAAAATGCGGCGGTGGTAATCGAACAGGCTGAACGCCAAAAACAGACAGCACAAAAAACAAGCGCAATAGTCAGTGATGCTGTTGTTAAGGCGGCGCGCAAAGATAATATGAAGTTGGCAGATGACCTTGCTCTTGCGGCTGTACATTATCAAAAACTTGGTGTATCCGCACAAGAAGCAGGGAAATTGCAACTGCAGGCTGCGCGGCAAGCGGCTAAAGGGCAACTGGATCTGGCAAGACAAACCCTTGATGCTCAGGAAAAACATATTTTAGCAGCAAATGCAGCATTAGAGCATGGAAAAAAACTGCAAAAGATGCAAAATTATGCGTTAGGAGCTGGCAGTGCATTGACAGGTCTAGGTGTTACTGTTCAAATGCTTACGGATGATACTAACGATTTTGCACAAAGTATGGGAGATACAGCTATAAATGTAGGTATTGCAATAAGTGCCATTGGTGGGCTTATAGGCTGGCTTTCTAAGTTGTCCACTGCATATAAAGAAGTTGCAAAAATGGGAGCTGCAGCAGGGCTTCTTACAACATTGGGTACTGCTGGTGGTACAGCTATAGGTACAGGGTTGGCTGTTGGTGCCGGGACGGTTGGTATTTATGCAGGGATGAATGGTTTATCTCTGGATGATGTATTGCATAGATACGAGCTCGCATTGTCGAACACAGCAGATAATAAATATTTGTCTCAGGGTGAAAGTGATGATTGGGACTTAATAGAAAATCCTTATTTCAATCCGAGGGCTATGACAGAAAACGCCGTAAAAGCGGCGAAATGGACTTATGATCCCGATGCGGCATTAAAAGAAGCAATGGAAGAAGCCAAGAGATTAACACTGAAAGATTTTGGCGATAAATCCGCTGAGAAAGAAGATAAGAAGGCTAAAGCGGCGGCAGACAAGGCACTGAAAGAGCTTACAAAGTGGAAAACTAAAATAGATGAACTCACTAAAGATCTGGATGTCGATATAGCCGAGCTTACGCAGTCCCCACTGGAAATAGCACAAGCTAAACTCGAAGCGCAGATCGAAGAAATGAATTCGACTGTTGAACGGGCAAAAGTAGCTGGTGTAGATGCTGCAGAAATAGGTGCTGTTCAGGAAAAGATAAATAAGTATCGGGAACTGAAAGAAGCTCAGAATAATCGTGACTGGGTAACTGAAAGTCATAACATGGAAATGGAACGCCTGCAGGCGTTGGAAGACAGTTACGGAGATTACTACAGCAATATTGACGCTATGCGTATGGCAGAGCTGGAAAACTATAAACAGCAGTTAGCGAAGATGTTGGAAAGCGATAAGCTGACGCAGGAAGAAATGCTTCGTATCCAGCAGGAATATGCAGCGGCAAGTCAGGATCTTGTTGAGGCACAAGCTTCAGATATGGCGGCTTCATGGGAAAATGCTTTGGACGTGGTAAAAAACTATCAGGCAGATTTTTACCAAACTTATGTAGATGGCTTTGACAGCATTATCGGAGAGTTTGAAAGCTTTGGTCAGAATATGATCACCGAACAGCAGTCTTTCTCCGAGGCATCTAAAGAATTGTTTAAAAACCTTACTAACGACATTCTCAATATGATGATGAAAGTCATAATGCAGGGTTTGGTTATGAATGCCATTATGAGTATGTTCGGTATCGGTGGCGCCAATAATATAAAAACGGCTGCTAATGGTATAAGATATCAGGATTTTGGCGGGACCATAGTTTCCAGTGTACCTTCCAGCACTTTAAAGATAGGTGGAGGAACAAGAGCTAAAGGCGGTTATTCTTCTCCCGGACTATATCTGGTTGGAGAAGAAGGCACGGAAGTGGTTGATTTTAGCACGCCGGGGCGGGTATACACCGCAGCGCAAACAAAAGCAATGTTCAGCGGCGAAAGCCGGAGCGACAGCAATAATATCAACATCAAAGTAGAACTTATCAATGAAAGTGGTACTCCACTCGAAGCACGGCAGACATCAACTACTTGGGATGGCGAAAGTTATGTTATAGGCATACTTATAAAAGCTATAAGCACTAATAGAGGCGGTATTAAAACACTCTTGAAGGGGGTGGCTAATTCGTGATCACGTTTCCGGAAATACGGGCTCCGAGTTATCCGATAGGTATGGAAGTAGAGGATAATTCACTGCGTAGTAATTTTGAAGACGGCAGTATGCAATCACGGGTCAAATTTACACGCAGCAGGGCAAAATATACTTTGAAATGGAATTCTCTGCCGCAAGATGAATATGAGATTCTTTATGAGTTTATAACGAAAAAAGTCAAGTATTCGGCGCAGAGTTTTACCTGGACGAATCCTGCGACGAATAAAGAAATAGAGGTTCGGATAACCAATGTCAGTAATGTTGAACTCAGCACTTTAGATTATTGGACCATAACCTTAGAGCTGACGGAGGTGTGAGATGCTCAGTTTGTCAGCTATTGCTAAAGCAGAAAAAAATAAGCTGTCTACAGACAGCGCCTTTATCATACTTTTGGATATTTGCTTTGAAGAACCGATACGCATTTGTTATAACATCGAGGACGTAATTTGGAATGGTAATTTGTATCAGGCTTTTCCGTTCTCGTTAGGTGAAGTAGGCGAAGACAGTACCGGCAGCGATCCAAACTTGGAGATTCAGGTAGATAATGTATCCCAGGCTTTGCAGTATTATGTCGAAGAAGCTGGTGGCGGAAATAATACGGAAGTCATTGTACGCGTGGTAAACAGTAAAGCATTGGACGAGGCTACAGCGGAAGTAGAAGAACACTATGTAGTTCAGAAATGCACTGTCAATCAGCAGTACATAACATTTACATTAGGCAGCGGCTACAGTTCCAAAACACGTCGTCCTTTAAACAGGTATATGAAAAATAACTGTCCCTTTAAATATAAGGGGCTTCGTTGTGGAGCGACAAGCGAACTGAAAACATGTAACCATACTCTGCAGGACTGCCGGGAGCGCAACAACAGCCAACGTTTTGGCGGCTTCCCGGGTATTGACCAGAAAGGGGTGTACATCAATGGATAAAACAATAAATTACGCCGATCTAATTGGGGTACAGTTTAAAAATCGAGGCAGGGACATAACAAGCGGCGTAGATTGTTATGGTTTGGTAATGGAAGTATATCGGCGGTTCGGAATAGACTTGCCAGAGTTCACGGCTGATTTTGACGACGTGGAGAAAATAAATTCCTTAATTTGTACAGAGGCTGTCAAAACAAGCGTATGGCGTGAAGTAAGTAAAGGTGAAATATCAGCTCCTTGTGTTATCGCTATTCGTTTTGGCGCGCCGCCTGGAATCGTCAATCATACAGGATGTTATATCGGTAACGGCAAATTTATCCATATCAGGGAAAATATAGGTGTATGTATAGATCACATTGAATCTCCGGCATGGCGTAAAGTGATTGTCGGGTTTTATGAATATATAGGAGATCGTAATGGTAAGGCTGGTAATCGTTAAAAATCCTTTCGCTCCTGCAGAGGGCAGAATAGTAAAGCTAATAGAATGTGAAGGTACTTCTATAGAAGAGCTTTTAAAGCAGTACGCTATAGAAGGTGTGGAACTGCAGGCAACGATAAATGGTTATATGGTAGAGGGGAGAACGAAAGTTCGCTCTGGTGATTTTGTCGTATTATTCCCTGTAATAGCTAAAGGCGGCGGTAAAGTTTTAGGCGTTATAGCTGCTGTTGCCCTGTCTGTTGTATCATTTGGTGTTGGTGGATTAGTAAGTGGTGTTGGTTGGTCTGCTCTCGGGGCAACTGCAGGTTGGACGACAATCGGCTATTTGTCAGCAGCAGCGGTAATGTTCATAGGTTCTTCGCTTATAGGAAGAACCTTTTATGGTACTTCTGACCTGGGAGCATATGGCAGCTATGAAAATAACCCGACGTATTCGTGGAGCGACGTTCAAACGATGGAAGGGCAGAATAATGCCATAGCAATCACCTACGGCACAGTAAAAAGTGCTGGTCAGACAATATCAAAATTTGTGAGCATAGCAAGCGATAAGGAATATCTTAACTGGCTTATTGCTGCAGGTGAAGGCCCGCTCACTATCTCTAATGTTTTAGTAAATGATAATCCGGTAGAGTATTACGAAGGAATGACTTTAGAGACCAGAGAGGGCGTAAATAATCAGCCGATAATCAGTAACTTTAACGATACCTACTTTACAAAATCACTCGGCTATCAACTTTTGGAAACAGAGCGAATTGATTCCGCTCAGGGGAATGCTACGGAAGGCATTATTGCAAAAGTTGAGTTTTCGAGCGGTTTATACTATGCAGAAGATAATGGTTCGTTGGGTAATGCGTGGGTAGAACTGCAGGGTCTTTACAGAAAGAAAGGGGAAACAGACTGGACGCAGTTTATCGGTGAAAGGGTCAACGGCAGCCAGTCTTCGGCGCTCAGGCGAGAATGGCGGGTAGACAATCTGCCTTCCGGTGAATATGAAGTCAAAATGAAGGTGATTGCTCGGAGCCATGAGGTTACGAACAGCCGTGCTTCCGTAAGGTGTTATTGGAGCAGTGTGACATCCATAGTCTACGATGATTTTTCTTATCCCAATATAGCCCTTGTCGGAATAAAAGCCCTGGCAACTGACCAGATCAGCGGCAGTCCGACGGTAAGCTTCTTAAAAACCCGTGAGTATGTATTGGTATGGAATCCGTATACCGAGATATACGAACAAAAAGCTTCTGATAATCCGGCGTGGGCATGTTATGACATGATCCATATGGCAAGCCAGCTTTATAACGTGAATACATTGCTTTTTGAATATGAGGTAAGAGGCGTAAAGAAAGAGCTCATGCTGTATGACCAGTTTAAGGAATGGGCTGATTTCTGCGACAGCAAAAACTTCAAAATCAACATCGAAATCAACCAGGCTGGTGATATGCTGGAAGTTATCAATCAGAAAATCGCAAATGTCGGCCGTGGCATGGTAGTGCGCTTTGGCACCCGATACGGGTGTGTATGGGATTGCGTAAAACAGCCGGTACAGATGTTTGGAATGGGCAATATTATAAGCGGCAGCTTTCAGGAAGAATTTTTGCAGACCTCAGATCGTGCTAACCTTGTAGAAGTAACCTATACCGATGCGGCAAGCGACTATTCCCGGCAGACGGTTTGTATCTACAGCGATACGTATGATAAGGAGGAAGAAGAAAAGGCGGCGCAAATCACCTATGATGGAATAACGAGTTACGAACAGGCGTACAGGGAAGGTGTATATCAGCTTTATTGCAATAAATATCAGTTAAGGACGATAAGCTTTCAGGCGAATGTTGACGCAATAGCCTGTACGCTGGGGGACGTTATCCTGGTCGCACATGATGTTCCAAAATGGGCGAAAAGCGGGCGTATTTATGCGATAAGCGGAAGATCGCTGTTACTGCCGGTAGAACTCGATAGTACAGAAGGTTCATATCGGATCATGTACCGAACCGTCAATGATAACCTTTATTCAAGTGCCGTGGAGATCGAAAGAAATGAGAATGGCTGGTGCCAGGTGTATGTACTGACACCGTTTGCGGAAGATGATCCGCCTCAGGTCGATGATATTTTTGACCTTGCGCTGGCGAATGTGGGAAGTAAGCCGTTTGTCGTTAAGTCGATAACCAGAGAGCTGGATTTCACAAGAAAGATAGAGTGCATCGAGTATAATGAGAATCTTTATAACGAAGATTATGAGATCCCTCCTATCCAGTATGCGACACCGAGCCAAACAGCCCAAAACGTTACAGGGCTGAATGCTTCGCAGATAACGTATGTTACAGAAGACGGGCGGCGGGTATCAAGGCTGTATGCCTCTTGGAACATACCCAGTAACGGCGGCAGGTTTACGGTGCTGATATCTTCTGATGGCGGTAATACCTACAATGTTTTACAGTCACAAATCAGTGCTTCACAAATCGAAACTGATATGACAGCTAATACCGAATACTGGCTCAAAGTTGTTACGGTACTGGGAATAACAAAATCCAGCGGCGTTATTTACGGTCCGATCCCGATAGGGGAAGATAAAAAGCCTCCGGATGTAATCAGCCTAGATACCGAGGTACTGGCCAACGGGACCAGGCGTTATAATTGGAGTTTTGAATATCCTGAGCCTAACGATATTGCAGGATTTAAGTTTAAGTACATTCAGGGTACTACGCCGAACTGGGAAAATGGTTATTTAGTCCAGGAAGGGTTAGTTGTAACTCAGCCTTACGAAACATCTACAGTAAGACAGGGCGAACATACCATAATGATAAAGGCAGTAGAT